TGAGGAGGGATAAGCATGGTATTTAGTACACAAAAGCCCGCCAGGATTGTGATACTCAGCATGCAAGACGACATCAGAAACGGCAAATGCACAGTGCGATACGCATTCAGGTTTGCGATACAAGAGGCAACGCAGACGGAGATCACCTACGACGAGCAGGGGAATCCCGTCGAACAGACCGTACAAGGCTGGCAGTACGAGGAAGTTGTCGGCACAATGACGGTCGAACTGTTTATGAAACCTGCACTTGCGATGGTTCTCGAAGCAGCATACAACAGCACAGTACCTACACTCGAACAGAACCTCAAGCTCGCACAGACGCCAATACCCCCAAGCATTGAATGATAGGAGCGTGATAACATGGCCACAGCGCCTTACAAAAGCATCTATATAGACGCCAATTACAAGTTCCACGTCCTCCGCACCACCGGGGCAGGCGACAGCATCAACACGAAAATATTCGTGCCGGCTGTCGAAAACCCCCAGAATCCCGGAGAAATGCTTCCGAATCTATCTGCGTACGAATACGAAGTTTACCTCAACGGCCGGCGCCTGTCCCCCGTCGAATACACGCTCGGCGGCTGGGATGACGCCGGCACGTTCCGGCTTTCTGTGACGCTAACCAACGGCAATACCTTCGAAAGCGGAGATTATGTCGTGGTTCTTACCCAAACACGCCTGACGTTGGACGACATCACCTTCGGCGAAGGCCAGCGCATCAACGCAGGCAAGCTCAACAGCATCTTCAAGCGCTTCCTGGACAAGCTGGAGGAACTAAAGGCCGTCGGGGTAGCGTTCGCCAGCAATACGCTGTTTGATGAGCTGACGGCGGCGGTGGCGCAGGCGGCAGCAGAAATGTTGCCAACTCCTCCGGGCGGCCCAACTCCTCCGGGCGGCAGCGGAGGATGGCCGCAAGAACTGGCATGGGCGAATTTGCAGACGGACTTCAATGGCGATCTGATAGCAGCTTTGAACAGCGATGCACAATTTATCTATGTGCCAGCAGGGACTTATAACCTCGAGCCGGCGGATCTATACGTATACCTAACGGTGCCGCTCAAATACGTCAAATGCGAACCGGGGGCGGTGTTCAGTGCAGCGCAGGGTTCTTCACAGATACGATGGATCAATAAACTGCCGATAGCAGATGCCCTGGCGACGGTTGTCTTTGATGGAGCAAAATGGGAAGGAGTGGACGGCATTTATCTTAGCCTCGATAGCACTATACGCCTACTGTTAATCGACAACACAGCTACCACGGATATGGATTTCGACAAACTCGGCTATGACCAACCAAATGCGCACTCTGTAATATTAAAGCGCTACAACCAAAGCGCAGATCTGAGCTCATGTCTGTACATAAGCAACATTGATACAGTAATACTCGACGACGTAACCATAGATGCGGAGAACCTCGGTATTTTCTACTGTAACAATTGTGTTCTCAACGACGTAACCATAAACACACAGGATTTCTTCATTTGGGGCACTAACAACAGTTGTTATATAGACCGTCTAACAATAAACACCAGCAAAATGAATGTAGTTGCGGCCAAACGTATTAGTGTACAGCATAGCACAATTGCGGGCTCTGGAGGTTCACACATCGACCTTTATTCCCCCATCGGTACAATCGAGAACTGCCGGTTCGTTAACTGTGCATATACCAATCTGGTCATGGGTGGCACAATATCTGGCTGTATGTTTAAAGGATCTGATTTTGTTGACTTTGTAGCCATTGAAACACTGACACTGATCGGTTGCCATATAGAAAGTGTCACGAAACGCTTAGATTTACACCCCGGCACCATACTAACAGGCAGCCTAATCAAGGGCGATCACATAAACATTCACGTGAAAGCTCATACCATCATCAGTAACAACCGCTTATTCAACTGTGAAATCCAGCAGTTGGATAGCACTCCAATGTCTGACGTAATAGTTATGGGCAACATTGTGATAAACGATTCAAGTATCCGGCCCTGGTTCCACAGCGAGCAGGCTACGAACTACATCGAAGAACACAACTTGGTTAGATATGCACGCCCAGCGTAAAGGAGGGATCCGAATGCTTACGTGGATAACAATAATATCCCTTCTGACGGCCATCGTGGCCGTCGTTCTTCTTATCAAAACCCGCAAGCGCACCGCAGACACGTCCGCACGCCTTTCAAATCTGAAGCAGCAGCGAGAAATCCTGCGGGAGCGCTTGCGGAAGCTAAAGGAGGCTGCGGAGCATGCGAAGAGCGAGAAGCGTTTTGATAATGTTGATGATGCTGTTGATTACCTCAACGATGTTCTCAGAAGAGCCAGCGACGAAGTACAAGATAATTCAGAAGAGTGATGATGGCCGCTACTACCTCGACGAACAGGCGGTGATTGACCTTGCTAACTACATATCCCGTCTGGAAAGTCTGGTGGCGAATTACGAAGAGCAAATCAAAGTCTACGAAGAACTTATTCAGAACTACGAAGCTACAATCGAAGCCTACAAAGCCAAAGTGGCCGAAATGGAACAGCAGTATAAGACTCTGGAAAAGGAGGTAGCAAAGCTCAAATTCTCTCGCACAGCCTGGCAAGTCGTAGCCGCCATAGCCGTCGGAGGCATTATCTATCTCTTTGTAACGGGAGGCGAATAAAATGTGGCACGAATGGTTCATCCCAGTGCTGTCAATCATCACCACGGCGTTGACAACGCTGGCCACATGGAACCTGCGCATTTCCTCAGAAGCGCTAAAAGACCTCACCGAGGCCGTGCGTCAACTTCAAATAGAAATAGCACGCCACGACGTCAGGCTTGATCACCTCGAACGAAGGGTAGGTGATCCCAAATGAAGTTGAGCTCGAGGAAATTCATCATGGCCATCGCTATACTGGCAATAGCCATTATCTACTTCAGCATAGGAAAACTCACGGAGAACACCTTCGCAGAGATCCTGTTCACAATCTACGGCATATACGCTGGCGCCAACGTGACGACGAAGTTTCTCACAAAGAGAGGTGGTGATGGCAATGGATGAACTCAAGAAAATGCTCGAAGAACTTCACTATGAACTGGCCGCACAACTACTCGAGAAGATACGTTCAGGCAAAGCAACGGCCAAAGACTATCAGGTAGCTGTGGCGCTGCTGAAACACAACAACATCACGGTGAATGCTTCGGGACTACCCGAAGACGACCCTGTAAAACTGATCAAGGAAACGCTGGAGGTCTACGGTGAAGACGTGCTCGAAGAAATGGGGTGATGCCATGACCCCAGAGGATCTCAAGCGAGACTTCAAGCTGTTTGTGACATATCAATTCGCAAGGCTGGGGCTCCCGAAGCCAACTCCAATTCAGCAGGCAATCTGTGACGAACTTCAGTACAACGACGAACATATGCTCCTGTTGGCATTCAGGGGCGTGGGCAAATCCTGGCTCACGTCCCTGTTTGTCGTTTGGAAGCTATGGCAAGACCCACAGCTGGAATTCTTAGTCGTCTCTGCAAGTTCGCCACGTGCTATAGAATTTGCAACGTTCACCAAGCGCATCCTCAAGGAAGACCCGCTGCTCAAAGATATAGCGCCAGACAGAAAGCTTGGGCTCCGTGACAGCGTGCTTGCATTCGACGTCAAAGGCAAACGCCCCTCGCACGCCCCCTCCGTGAAAGCTGCGGGTATCACCGGGCAAATCACGGGTAGCCGTGCGGACATCATTATAGCCGACGACGTCGAGATCCCCAACAACTCGTACTCTGTCGAAACAAGGCGCAAACTTCTCGAACAGGTCAACGAGCTGACGAACGTGCTGAAGCCAAACGGCAGGCTGATCTTCCTCGGGACACCGCAGACTGAGGACTCCATCTACAAGAAACTGCTAAAAACTGGCATCTACGTTCCACGTTTCTTCCCTGCGCTGTATCCAGCATCTCTGGAGCCATACCAGAACGGCCAATGGCTGGCTCCAGTACTGCTGGAGCAACTGCAGGCAAACCCACATCTTGCGGGGCAGCCGACGGAACCCAGCAGATTCCCAAAGGAACTACTGGAGGAACGACGGCTTAGCATAGGCGCTAAAGCCTTTGCCCTACAGTACATGCTCGACATGAACCTGACAGACATCGACAAATACCCGCTCAAGATGCGGGATATCATCATAGCACACTTGGAAACGCTCAGAGCACCGCTTGAGATAGCATGGGCGCCTTCATGGAACAACCGCATAACAGACCTCGAGAACTTCGGCTTCGAAGACGACGAACTGCACTGGCCTGGGATTGTGTCGAAGGAAACCGTGGAGTACGAACACGTGGTTATGAGTATAGACCCTGCAGGAAAAGGAAGCGACGAGACAGCTTGGGCAATAGTTGGGTTTGCTGCAGGCAAGCTGTTCGTATTGGACTTCGGCGGCACGCTGGAGCCCGTGTACGACGACAAAGTTCTGCATATGCTCGTGAAGAAAGTGGTGGACTTCAGGGTCAAGGAAATAGTCATCGAAGAAAACTTCGGCCAGGGCATGCTCGCACGCTTGCTGCTGCCCATCCTGAAGCAGCACAAAGCACAGGCACGCATAACCGAGGTGCGCTCAACAACGCAGAAGGAAAAGCGCATTCTTGCGCATCTTGAACCGCTGTTCCTCCAGCATAAGCTCGTGCTGAACTACAGCGCCCTTATGCGTGAACATGCGCAGGTCAAAAACGGCGACATCGACCCGACGTACAGCCTTCACTACCAGCTAACGCACATCACCGACGAAAGGCACGCACTCGAACACGACGACCGCATCGATGCCCTTGCCATGGCCGTGGGGGTGTTCAAAGACAGGCTGCAACTTTCGGAGGCGGAAGCGAGGGAGAGGATACAGGAAAGGCTTTTTGAGGAGGAAATCCGACGCTGGGAGATGGCGATAAGCCAGCGCAGACGCTACGTAGATTATCGGGACAGGTTCAACAAATTATATCGCTAATAATTGTTAGCCGTATGAAAGGAGGTTAATACCGATGCTACTACCCTTGCTGGCCGTCGGTTTGCTGGGTGGTCTTGCTGGCTATGCCGTAGGCAAAAGCACCAGCTCATCCAAACCCAAAACACAGCCCAAGGAAAAACCAAAGCCGGAGGAAGCGCCCAAACCACAAGAAATCGTCAAGGAGATACGCATTAACGCTCCCACGCTTGTGCAGTCGATAGTACCCACGAAAGCCAAAGGCATAACCACAGCACAACGCAGGGCAACACCAACCAACCGCAACGTCATGCTACAGCGCAGCGCAAGCGGTCTTGAGCGCCCTCTTGGATTGTCAGTGCTTGAGCGCCTTCTTGGATTGTCAGTGTACAACTTCCAGAAGCAGTTTGGTGGAAGACGACTGGGGCTGTATAACACAGGAAGGTTGAGGTGATGGCGATGGCGGGTGTAACCAGGAAGCCGTGGACTGCACCACCGCAGTCCGTGCGCAAGATTTTGCCCAAAAGCTATTTCCTGCTTCCAAGCAAGCTGAAGTTCCCTTACAGAGAGTGGCGTGGCGCTGCCAAAGGCAAGATCAACATCAACGCACTCAAAAGCGCCTTGAGGCTTGCCAGGATGCACGGCTACAAACAGGTGGCAGCCAAAGCAGAACGCCTGTTGAAACGCTACCAGCAAAGCAAAAGTTGACGTGGCGGGCGCACATCTGGTATAATGCAAGTGAAACCGCCCCTATCCCCAAAGCCCTCCACCTCCACCTTGGGTTGCGCCCCGGCAGCTATAAGAGACTGCCGGGGCTATTTTTAAAGGAGGTGATTGCCTATGACGGTTGAGCAGCTCATCGAGATGCTTCCCTTCATGGCCAAAAGCATAACTATGCATGCGAGCGTCATCAAAGCGCCTGCCAAGGACTTCCTCGTCGTCCTCGCCAAGAACGACAA